GTCTAGTGGCGCGTACGGCTGTAAGATTTTTACCCGCCCCCCGTTATGACGTAGGGGGGTTATTTCCTCTGCGACTGTTGCAGGATCTGTGCGCTGCTATGAGTGGGCTTGCTGGTTCGCCGGGGTAGTAGTGGTCAGCAGTAAAAGGATCATCTACCCTGCGCCCTTGTCCACAAAGCCAGCAGATAGTGGCGGTATCCCGTACTAGCTTGGCCTGCTTTGCGTAACTTCCTTTGTAATGAGGTCTATTGGCGTTCCTGTCAGCATCTGCTAAACGTTGGCAATCGTTGCAAATGGATTGGTTTCTATGTAGTGCCTTGCATCTTAGGCAGGGCTTATTGAATGCCATTGGCTCTAGCGATTACTTTTCCTGTGGCATACGAACGAAACTGATCTATGCCCCCCCTAGTATTTGGATCGTGCATACTTGCAGACTCCATAGCTCGTAGCGCAGATAGGTCGTGGTTCTTGTGCCAGTCTGGTGCGTATTGCCTATCAGCTAATGACCCAAGTGCTAGGTCTGCCCCTGATCCGATAGCCCAGTAAGGGTTAGCCGTTAGCACACTTAGGTTCTCGCTTACTAGGAATGCTTTGCCGTGTGTGATCAGTAAGGCTTCTGCATCCATTTCACTATCTTTGATCATGTCATCTATGAGTGGAATCACCTTAGTAACCAACCAACGTAACCATTCACCAGACTTAACCACTTCAACTGGTGGCTTAGGGTATTCAATCGAATACTGCAACTGATCGCAGACTCTTGCGCTCCCGGCTACACCGATAAGCCAAGTATCTTGTTGAACGATCTTAGGCATGTCGGGATGTATTAGGTCTGATGTAATCCCTTGATCTGCTGTAAGTGTGCAGAAGTTGTTGCCTGTTGTAGTGATGATCGTTGTCATAACAACCGGCCTTCTATCTGTTCTTGCGCGTGTTTGATTCTAGCCGTTGCAATCTCTAGGTAGTCTGCGCTTTGGTCTATGCCAATAAAACTAAAGTGTTCTAAGACTGCCGCCTTGCCTGTTGAGCCTGAACCCATAAATGGATCTAAGACTGTTCCGTTAGGTGGTGTTACTAACTTAACTAGGTAACGCATTAGATCAATTGGCTTAACGGTTGGGTGATGGTTTGATTGTTTAGCAACTCCCTTTTCTGTAAAAGTACCCATGCCAGTTTCACTTCTTTCATCAGGGCGTTTCTCTGCAAAGCCATCTAGTCCTTCATTGCGGTCTTTCTTACTCGCCTTCGCGCAGTAAAAGAATCGTGCTGCTGAACCGCCGTTATCGTTGTGACCAAGTGTTGTGTGCGCTGTTTCTTTACCCTTAGATACTGACTTAAAGTCACTATTGTTTCTAGGATTTGCCTTGCTTGGCTTTGTTTCAGGAAACAACTCAACTACTTCATCTGAACCATCATGTATAAAGTTTGCAGGCCAACGACCTTGCACAGTTATTGCTGGTCTATCACGATTTAATTCTTTCGATGAATTGACAAAATGATTAGCTCCATTAGGAATGCCACCCGGTTGATTTACAAGAATTTCAGTCCCAACCCTTGACCCGTCAATGTTCAATGCGCCAGTGCCATGAATGATTACGTTAGTTGCAACTGTTCCTATCAAGGGCTTACGAGCTAGGACTATTGGTTCATGTGCAGGCTTTAGTGCTGTTCCCCATCCTGCCCATTGCTTTGCTTTGTCTGTTGTCGGTGCAGTTATGTTGAAATTACCCATACCGCCTTGTTCATTCCAAATAGCCGTTTTGCCACTTTTACCAGTTGCAATAACTTCGACATGAACATTGCTTTGCTTGTCTATTGCCTTGCTTACATCCATTGACTTTGGAAACCCTGAACCGTAGACCCACATAATCTGATCGCGTATCTCAAAGCCTGCATCTTCAATGGCGCAAGCCATACGGTGATAAGTGCGTGATCCACTAAAGGCAAGCAAGTGACCGCCGGGCTTTAAGACTCTAAGTGCTTCATCCCACATCTTTACGCTGTATGCAATACCAGTTGAATCCCAAGACTTACCCATAAAGCCAAGCTCATACGGTGGGTCAGTAACAATCGAGTCCACGCTGTTTGCTGGCAGGCTACGCATAATCTCAACACAGTCACCATTGCGCAGGTCGTAGTTCATAGTTTTATTCCATCCGTTAGGTGTACGCCGTATCTAACTAAGTCAGCTGCTGATTGCATCCCTGCTAGGTATTCATTAGTGATAGATGAATCACCCAGTACGCGATAGGCAGCCATTGCTTCTATCTCTGCATCTAAGACTGATGCTATTGCCATGCGTGTAATGCCTACGCTTAGGCTCATGCGCTTAATGCTGGCTTCTAGCTTGTCAATGTCTGCTTCTGGCTTGTTTTTTAACGCTGACCGCACTAGGTCATTGTGAATCGTCACGCCAACAGTATCTGTCCAGTTCATGCGCTTAGTCTATTAAGGTCTAAGACTTGATTTGTCTATTGACACGTTGGCTGCTTGTAAGCATTCCCAGTAACTCTCGTGGTCTTGTGTATCACAACCAGCACGACAGATGCCATTAGGTTCAGTCATTAGTCATCCCAACTATTCTTGAGCCAGCCCTCAGCCTTACCGATTGCCGGGTTCTGCGTTATGTAAGTGTGGCAAGGTCTACAAAGTAGCGCAAGGTTATCCCTATCCACAATGCTTCCACCTCTAGCGCGTGTCTTGATCTCGTGTACGTCTGTTGCATAAGCTATGGCGCAACGCTGACACGCAGGGAAATCCCTTAGTAACTCTTTGACTAACTTACGCCGTTGGGTTGCATACAGGCTTTCCATCTTTTTAGAGCGTGGTCTAATCATTCCAGCCACCGTTAGCCATGTAGTGATCCTTGCAGGCAATGTTGTCCTCTTGGCACTTAGGGCAGTCTGGATCAGGTGTGTAAGGATTTGGCTTAGTCATTGAACGCGGTGTCCCTAACTACTGACATACACCTTTGCTTCATAACTTGCATTGCCACATGAAGTGCAGGGTCAGGATCACTAATCTTTATCTCTTGCAATGCTTCAATGATTGTGTCCCTGTAAGCGATAAGGCTCTTGTTGCGATAGCAACTAGGACATAGCTCGTAAACAGTTGGTGGGTCTGTCTTGTAGTCGTGGACTGCCCACCAGCCATCCCCTTTCGAGGATGACCGGGGACAGACACCGCACTTACTTGTCATCAGTAAATGGCTTTGTTAGTTCATCTGTGTATGCGTACTCACGATCAAGCCTTGCAAAGATTGGCTCTAGTGATGCGCCCTCCTCGAACAGGCTCATTGCATACATCTTTTGGTGGTACATCGCTAACCGATACCCGGCAAGGAATGTCACTATTGTCACCGTCATTACGGATAAAACTAAAACGATAATCATAACCAAGGATCTTCCGTTAAGTCTTTAACTGCTGGTGCTTTGTTGGCTTTAACTACTGCTGCAATTTCATCAGCTGCAATCTCTACCGATGTACGCTCAACGCCATTCTTGTCCTCGTACTTAACTATCTTGGCTTTGCCTACAACTAGAACCGCTTGGCCTTTCTTAAAGGTTTCAGTTGCTGCTTCTGCTAGTCCACGCCACAGAACCACGTCAAAGTAACTAGGCTCACCGTCTGACCATGTGCCGTCTTGTGCTTTCTTGCGCTCATTGCAGGCGATGCGCATCTTGCACATGCTGATTCCTGAGCTAGTAGCGCGAAACTCTGGGTCAAAGACTAAGTTTCCTACTGCTGTGATTGTTGGTAGTGCCATTACATTGCTCCTGCTTCTCTTAATCGCTCACGGTATGTGCGCGAATTCTTTGCTTGATTTGTTTCTTGCTGGAAGTGATGCTTGTATTCCTCATCCATTCGTATTGGTGTTATGTGAAAGAACCTGCGTAGTTCTACACGGTCTTTATCTGACGTTCCTGCCCACCAACCCTCGACCTTTACCTTTAACGAATAGTCAAGGCAAGCATCAAAGATTGGACACCGTAGGCAAGTCTTTTTAAGTAAGTCCTCAATCTTGGGACTGATGTTATTGGTTGGAAAGAATAGCTCTGGGTCTAACCCAATGCAGGCTGCGCCGTCTGTGTTAAACATCTTGCACCTCGCTTGCAATAATTTGGCAACCAATTCTGTCTGTGGCGTATTGCTTAGATGCGCTCACAGCTATTACTAAGGCATCGTCTGTGTAGAGTCCACCTGTTGTAAGTCCGTCAAAGGTTGAGCGAATCAACTTATCTAGATCAGGCTTCACGCTTGGCCACTTACGATTTACGGTCTTAGGTCTAGGCAAGTGAAAGACCAACGCAATCTCTACCGGGGTAGTCATTGGGTTTAGTGTTTCCCAACTCATGTGCTGCGCTGTCTTGATAGTTACGGCTTCGCGCCAAGGCTTAACCTTTTTACTTGACTCAACCATGACCATGCGACCATTCTTAACAAAGCCATTCTTAGAGCCTTGTGGTGCTGGCTCACCCTCTACAAAGTAACTAATCACACGCCTATCCAAACTGCGTGAACTGAACCGTGTGACTCTTTACGTTTTGCTGTGGCGTAGCCAACCTTGCGAATGATGCCAGCCTTAGCAGCTTTGTTCATTACTGCACCTGATGCGTTGTTCTTGTTCATACCTACGCCACCAGAGGGCAACCCGGTAAGGGCTAGAACATCCTCGCTAGTGAACTCAACCTTGCGACTTGCTAACAGTTTGATTGCTTCAAAGGCTTGCTCTGACCAGACAGGCTGGGCATCTAAAGCGAGTTGCATTCCGTATTCTTTTAGATCATTCATCGTCTACAACCAATCTCAGCTGCGACACAAGCGCATCTTGCTGTTCTTGTATCTGGCGCGGTAACGATTGCGCAAAAGCCATGATCAGCATTCCAAAGAATCCACCTAGCAGAAATAAGACTGCTCCTAATACAAAACTCATGCGCCTAACTCAACTTTCTTGTTGTCAAAGATAAGTCGCAGGTTGCGCTTTTCTGCATCTGTAAACGCTCCACCCTGAATAAGTGGGACTACCTCAGTTAGTTCAATAAGTGACCCAGCGTTACCGATTCGTTCAATCATCTTCTGAGTCGCTGTGCTTAGTTCAGCCGTAGCTTTAGGCGTTGCTTTTGCATAAGGTGTGGCTTTCGTGTTTTCTGCTGGTGCTTCCTTAGCCCAGAGATCAAGTGCGACACCAAAGCGCATTGCTGCGTTCCTGATTGCGTTACCGATTGCACCCTTGGTCATGTCGAACTTGTCGCGCCCTTGTGGTTCGCCATAGCCGTACCGAGTGACACCACAGATAGTTAGTTCAATCCATAAACCGCCGTTTAAGTCAAACGCTGGCAGTCCTGCATCTGTAAACGCTAAGGGCTTCCAAGTCCACATTGGGTCTACTGCAAGCAAGCGATCTGTTACCCAAGCGTGGCTCACGTAATCTAATTGCAGACCACCTGTGGGTAGCTTTTGAATCTGCTCTTTAGGGAACGGTGCGCGTAACGCATCCTGTTGTTCTTGTTTCATGCTTTGTTCCTGTTCTCTTGTATGTTTTGAATCTTGGTTACGAGTGTGTAGAAGTCCTGACGGCTCATCTTGGTTGTGTCAAAAGGTCTATCAAGTAGGGCTGACATAAACTCAACCTGATGCGCTGGATGTGTGATGCCTAAGTATTCAAGCATCTTTCTGACTTTGTGCTTGTCATCTAGAGTTGCGTATTGCATTCCAAAAGGTACGAATCCCATTAGTTACCACCTAACGCAAACCAAGTGCCAACAAATAGAACCCAGCCAGCTGCAACCAGTCCGATTGCAGTTAGCAGTTCACCTATGAATCTTGCTCGTGGTGTCCAGTTCCAGTTACGCATTATGCACCAACCTTTTCTTTACGAGCGATTGTTTCTGCATTTGTTTCGTGTAGGTCTTGTGATAGACCGCAACCCTTACAAACCATTTCTAGTTCTGCGTTGTATGAGTATCCTAAAATTCTGTGCTGGCCACATTCTGTCTTAGTAATTTGCTTTGTCATTTCTGATTCCTTTGCTTCTCTTAGAGCTTGCGCTCTCTGTTATGTATAACGTATCAGATTTAGGGCAGGATGTACGCCATTTAATCAACTAATTTGGTAACAATTTGATAACGCGCCGTTCGTACAAATGTTCTAATTTGTGTAGGCGTAAACCCGTAAAAACCGCCGTCTTTCAAGCCGATCCTTTGGCAGTTTAGGAGACTTGGCTAATTTGTAACGCTCGATTGGATCCAATCCGCCCCACATGCCCCATTTCTCATCTAGGCCAATCTCTAGGCAGAACCCTGATACCGGGCATTCCTCGCAGACTCTTTTGGCTATGGCGTACAGGTGCGGTTCTTCATCAGGTGGAAAGCAAACGTCAGGGTCACCCTTTGAGCATTCTGCTAGATACATCCATGATTCAGGCGCAGAGCAAATCAGGCACATCCCTGAATCTAGCCATGCTTCATGGTCGCAATCTTTAAGCATTAGACCATTATGGTCGCTTAAGTCCCAGTTCCACTAATTTGGCGCGTACATCGTCAGGCATTCCTTGCGACTTAGGGCTTGATCCAATAGCTCGCACGTTGTCTATTTCGTGCTGACGTGATCTATTAGCAGTCCACATTGCGTTCAGGTGTGCCGGCATAAGTGCATCTGTTGCTGATTTGTAATGCTTTCCAATCGCATCACAAGCAAACTCAAAGTCCATAGTTTCACTTAGAGCAAGTGACCAGCCCTCAACCTTTGCCCTAAATCCGCTTTCATCAGCTGCACCTAACCGGGCATCTATTGCACTTGCTATCGCTAGTAGTTTTGCTATCTCTGTCTTGTTCACTGCTCTAGTTCCTTTGTTTCGTTCTCTAAGTTCCTGATCCAGTCAAGGGTCTTAGTGAACTTGCTTTGTTTGTTACCGCGCTGTGCAGCCAACCTGAGTTGGTCATACTGCTTGCGTAGCTTTGCTGGACTCATAATGTTGCCACGCCAAAAGTCATCAGCCTGACACCACTCAATCGCTCTAGTGATCTGTTCCCATGAGCGTTCATCTATTCGATTAAGGCGTTCCATGTCGCTTAACCATTTATCCGTAACTGCTGGTCGCTTTGAACCGTTGGCTTCAATTAGGTCTGCTAAGAGATTACAAGCCTGATGATTCTCGTCACCGTAGGTGCGAGTATTAAGTTCATTGGTTCTAAGTTCTATATGGTTATTAGTTTGTGCATCGTTTTTGGGGCTACCCGTAGCATCATTTTTGGGGCTACCTACCCTCATTTTTGATGCTAGGTACTTGCATAAATGATTGCTGGATGTGTGTATGTGATACAGATTAGAAGTCCAGTCACCCGTGTCATTCTTTCGCTTGATGTAGCAGATAGCACCGATAGAAATAAGTTCTGATTTAGCCCGATCAACTGTTGCAATAGAGCAAGCCATTTGGTCTGCGAGTTTCTTGCGTGACCAGTAGCTTGTGCCACGTTTGTTATCACCGTTCTTGCGCAGCACTAAATAAAGTTTTATGGCAGTTGGTGAAACGTCAGACTCAAATACCCAGTTAGGTATCTGCTGGAATGGAAGTGGCTCAACGTGGATTTCGTCTGTGTCTTGACTAAGATTGTGCATAAGCACCTCTCACTAGGTGTTTGAATAGGCTCACGTTGTCGAAATGGCGTGAGCCTATTCCTATTCTACTCTAAAGATTTTCTTGGTATTCGACCTTAGACCACTTCAAGCGCAAGGCTTCTGCTACTGCTTGACGTTCAATCTCTGGCAAGTTAGCAATCTCGTCAAGGCTAACTTCTACCATTTCAGAACCACACAAGAACTCTAGAACGGCAACTATTACTAGCTGGTGTTCGTCAAACTCTGGCTCATCTATGTTGTCTATAACTTCCCAGACCTTAGCCCAATCAACTGGGGTAACTGCATCGTGATTAGCAAACAGCTTGTGGTCTGCCATCCATGTTGTTTGAATCAACTGCTCGCTAGGTGTTCTCATTGTTTTGCTCCTGTCATTAGTTCAATCGCTGAACGGATCACTTGACTTACATTGGCGTTATGTTGGTGCGCCCATTGTTTAACCGCAAGCATCTGCTCATTGTTAAGTCGCAGGGCAACTAGATTTTCTTTGTTTTCTTTCTGTTCGTCAGCCATTTGCCAACTCCTGTTCTATTTCATTTAGTAATGGTGCATCATTGTAAATACGATTAACAGCTAAGTCTGCATAGTCTGGATTTAATTCAGTACCTACAAAGTTTCTATTGTGCCTAAGAGCAACCATGCCAACAGTCCCAGAACCAGTGAACGGATCAAAGACCGTATCGCCAACAGATGAGCCAGCAAGTATGCAAGGTTCAATAAGAGCTTCTGGCATTACAGCAAAGTGTGCGCCCTTGTAAGGCTTAGTGGGAACGTTCCAGACATCGCGCTTATTTCTAGTTTCATAAGTCTTGGTCAAACCTGAATGTGGAGTTAATCCGGTTCCCTCATTGTGGTATTTCCCATTGGTTCTGTCTCGACTGCCCCAATCTTGCACAACAGGTTCTTTAATAGCTTCATGGTCATAAAAATACTGCCGTGACTTAGACATTAGAAAGACGTACTCATGTGACTTGGTGCATCTGTCTGTAACTGACTCAGGCATTGGATTTGGTTTAGCCCAGATAATGTCCTGCCTTAAATACCAACCGTCAGCTTGCAATGCAAAAGCTAAACGCCAAGGAATACCAACCAAGTCTTTTGGCTTTAGACCGTCAGGCACAATCGCTGAATGCTTATGTTCCATGTGACGTTCATTATGTGTCGCGCCTAAGTTTCCAGCCGGCCCTTTACCTGAGCCTGCATAACTATCACCAATGTTTAGCCAAAGTGTTCCGTCATCTTTTAGTACGCGCCAGACTTCCCTAAAGACTTCAACCATCTGATCTACATACTGCTGTGGTGTTTCCTCTAGACCTAGTTGCTCATCTTCACGGGTAGCTCCACAACGTTCACAAACGCTTTTATAGATAGCATCACCCACACCGCCAATGGCAGGATTCTTGTGACCAGTAATTGTCTTATCTGAATACTTGCTATCTCTTTTATGACTACATTCACTGTCACCACCTGACCATGTACCAGTGCCATAGTCACGCAGTCCCCAGTAGGGCGGTGATGTTACGCAGGTTTGAATTGACTGATCTGGGATTGACTGCATTGCAGTTCTAACATCCCCAATAATTATTTTTGCTTTACTCATACTCAGACGTTATACGACCTGTATGACAAATGCAAACAGCCCCACCGATTAAGGCAGGGCTGTCGCTGGATTAGTTAGCGGTGGTACTTGTCACCGCATCCATTGCAAGGTACGAGTGTGCTTAGTTGCATAAGTGCATCTGCATAGGCTTCACTAGCTGTGTCACCTGATGCGCTAAAGCCGTGACCATCTTCATACCCAGACCATTGCTGATCCCAAGCATCCATCATCACCACAACGTATCCATCGCCAAATTCAATCTCAACTTCAACGTTTGCTTTTTTTGCTTTGTTTAGTAGCTGTTGCTTTGTTGCCATGTTTATTTACCTGCTTCCAAGTCATCCAGTAAGCCCTGCTCTATGTCAGTTAGAGCTTCATCCCAGAACTCAGCTTTGGTCATGCTGTATTTGTCGAATTCGTAACACAAGACTTCGCAAAGATTTGCAGACCACACTTTTCCAGTTGGTGCTACTAATTCAATTTCGTCATAGTGATACTTGCCAGCATCTTGACTAAAGCTCGCACCTAGTTCAGCTAGTGCTTTTGTTACCTTTTGCTTTGTTGCCATTTCTAGCCCCTGTCCTAGCAGGTTTCCCTGCGCCTATACATTAAGTATAACAATAAATGTAATACAAGTCAAATTAGGGCGTGTCTGTTGAGTTTTTTGGCAAAGTAAATGCCACCCGACAAAGCATAAGCAGGTGGCATCTACGGTCTAGGGATCGCCTAGAGCTGCGCAAGTTTGCCCAGTCTAGCGCGTAAGTGGGCCAAATACACAATCGCATCGTCTAGTTCTTCCAGCGTTTCTAAAACAATCTGCTCGCCTGATTTAGTTTCAATGCTCTGCTGTGTACCGCGACTGTATTGCTCGTCACCTGTACCCATTATCCGTGAGCGCAAAGACTCAACGCACCGAGTTACTTGGTCAGCTAGTTCTTCACTTGTCAATTTCCATCACCTCGTAACACTTGCGACATTCCACAACGGAATAACTTGCATAACGAATCTCTAGCCATTCATGCTTACAAGATTTTGGCATCATCCCACCTACCTTGTCCGACTGTTAGCGTGAGCATCCCTGCTGGTGCAGCTTGCCCTGATGAATTCTCGAACCATTGTGAACCACCGTCAAGTGCAGGTGCTTGCATCCAAGTCTTACGACCTGACTGCTCAATTCTTAAATGGTGATAGTGACCAGACAGAAGCAACGTAGCTTCACCAATGTCTTGCTGACCGTGTGCCATGTTCTTCCACCACTCAACTGCTTTACCTCTGCATTGGTGGCCGTGAATCAAACCGACAACTGTGCCAGCCATATCTAGCGTTACTGAAAGTGTGTCGTATTTAGGGAACACGAAACTAACGTGCTTAAAGTCAGGATGATCAGCTAGCGCATCAGCAACGGCAGAAGCAGCATCTAACGCGAATGAGTCTGTGTAAGTGGTAGCCATTGAGTTTCCAACGCGCACCGCTTCATCGTGATTACCCGGTACGCAAGGCACAATAACTCTGTCAGCTAGTGGTGCGAAAGTTTTAACCATGTGCAAAAGCAAACGGCGATAGACACGAATCTGAGCAGTTAGGTCTAGGTCAGTACGCCAGATGTGCTTGCCACCTTGCGAGTTCATGCCCTCAATACAGTCACCTAATTGCGGAAGATAGATCGTGTCAATCTCACGACCTGCCTTGCGCAACTCTTTGAGTCGGGCAACGGCTAAATCTGTCTTATGTAATACGTTTTTAATAATCCCCTCAGAACCCTCACCGTCAATCTTTCCAACCTGTGTGTCTGCAAGTACCACAACATAGGCTACGGGGCTTACAGAGGGCTTTACGGGCTTTCTAGGGGTATTGCTGGGCTTCCACTTCGCAACTATGTCCAGAAGTTCCTTTGGCTCAACGTGAACAGAGCCACTAGACGGCACAAACGTAGCTCTAAATGATTCCAGCCACTCGCCATCCCACCTCTGCCACTTGCTACGGCGTAAGCCTGTGATGCGCCACTTGGCAGGGTCTAGTTCAAACTCAGCCAACAATTCAGCGTGATCAGGTTCATCGCCTGCTGGTCTAGGGACTGACTTTAGAACGCCACCAGTTGAGTCGTACTCAATGCCCGGTTCAAATCCTGCTGGAATAGATTTAGCAACGCGCTTACGCTGTTCGTCATCGCCTAGTTTTGATAGATCGTCTGTAAGACTCATGGGCATTTACATCCCTCTGGGCCTTGACCGCGCCTGCGGTGTCTATGAATTGTCTGACGGCTAATGTCAAAGCCGTTCTTAGTTAATACACGCGCAAGACTTGTGGGACTTGTTTCAGGATCATCTATGAGCTTTGTTAGGGCTGCTGATTCGTTTGCGTTTAGTTGCTTTAGTACGCGCTTAATAGAACATTCGTAACTGCTTTTGACCACAGTTTCTAAATCGTCAAGTAAGGTCACAGCGACCACCTTTCGTCTAGATAAGTCTAGAGCGCAAGTGTGTCAGGCTGTTGTTTTTCTGGTGCGTGTCGGTTTAGTAACTAATTCCTCAATCGAGTTAAGGCGATAATCAAGTTCTTTAACGCTGGCTTCAATTCGGTTTACTGTGTGCGCTATGTCTGGGAGCGACTTGCCACCATTGGCAGTTGGGCTAATTGGGTAAGTAGCCTGATCTATGTAAGCCTTAATAGGCTTAACGATTCCCCACTTGATAGCCATGCCTGCAAGTAATGCAATAGCTGAAAGTGCGCCTGCGTATTGCCCTAGTTCAATTAGTCCCATTACGGTTGCCACCACTTAAATTGTCGCTCATCTGAATAACACTTACCGCCTACCACTTTATACTGCGCCACGATTGGGTACTTGGTTTTCGATTCCCACCACATAGTGCCTTGCCAGTCGCGTGTTGTTTCTTTGGTAAATGAGAACGTGGTTGTGCCTGTTGTATCTTTTGTGCCGTCAGGATGCAACCGGGCTAAACGCAACTTGACATACTTAGGTCGCTTCTCGCACATGATGTGTAGCTGAACAAAGAACAAGGAACGCTCACCACCTAGAACAAATGGATTACAGTTCTTAAACGTCTGCCACTTGCCAGTAACACTTTGGTCAGATGTGACTTTGCAGATGCCAGATTTTTTAGCCGTTGCAACAACGTAAGGCTGCGTGGCTTCTGCGTGAACCTGTGATGTAAAGACTAGAGATAAAGCGATAGCGCAGGTTGCTATTCGCCTACGCATTACTTCGCTAGGATCGCAGCTGGGTCAATGTCCTTGCCTGCTGACCAGCGAATATTTGACCTCTGCTCGAAGTGTAAATGTGGCCCAGAACTGTTACCTGTATTGCCTGATTCAGCAATGTGCTGACCTTTAACAACTTTATCGCCGGGCTTAACAAGAGCCTTTGAAAGGTGTGCATAGATTACCCAGCCACCCTCAACTTTTTGTATCAACTGAGTGCCGTAGGCAGAACCCCAAGATGCGTTCTCAATCTTGCCATCTGCAACTGCAACAATGTCAGTTCCAACTTTGCAAGCAAAATCAACTCCTGTGTGATAACCCTTTGACCACATCTTGCCTTTTTTGCCGTATGCGGTGGTAATCTTTCCACCCTTAATTGGTAAGCCCATTTGATTTAATCCTCATCATCTTGTCTTAAAGGCAATGTTACCAGCCAGACAAATGCCCCAATTAGGATAAGCAAACCTGTCACCTTTTTAGCTGATCCGTCTAACGTGAAATAGGCAGTTAGTAGACCTACGAATGTCCACGTTTCACCAGTTACTTCACGCAGGTAGGTCTTTAACCATTTCATTTCATTTTCCTTATTGCTAGTTGTCCAACGATCACGGCAGCCACAACAACAGACTGCGATTCTTCGCGTTGCTCATCTGTCATGTCGCTTCCGATGTTCATAAAGGCTTCCGCAGCTTCAAAGACTGCGGTGATGCCGGGGATGATTGCCAATGCGCTAGGGGCTTCTAGAGTGACAACTTGTGCAGGTTCTGTTGGCACTAAATCTGGTGCTAAATCTGATGCTGTTGGTGATGGCTCTACGACAGGCACAGAAGCAATCTCAGAGGGGCTAGGGCTAGGTTCAGGTTCAGGCACAACTACGGGAATAGGTGTAGGCTCTGGTGCTTGTGTGGCTTCGATTATGGGTTCTAGCGTTGGCGTTGGCGTATCTGTCGGCGTTGGCTCTGGTGATGCAGTTTGCGTAGGCTCAACTATTGGCGTTGGCTCTGGGTTCAGAGTTGGTACAACACTTGCAGTCGGTTCAGGCTCTGGAGTCTGGCTAGGTATTGGCGTAGGTATAACAACAGGATCAACAAATGAGCTTGGAGCAGGTGCAGGTTCTACCTCAACAGGAACGCCACCATTACCAACATCGAATGCGCCCTCAATAGTCACAACAGGTGCGCCCTGCTCGTAGCGAATACCGCGCCGTAAATTGTCAGGCAACCAGCCAAAGGTTGTAACCTCGCCATGCCAAGTCCCATTAGGGTACTTGTTAATCACTAGACGTATCTGAGTTAGATCACCTGTGAACTGTGGAAATGGGCGCAGACTCCATTCAACGCATAACGTGTTAGCGGTTGAGCCAAAGGAAACATAAGCACCCTCGCCAAATGTCACCCAGTCATAACCTGCAACTGACAAAGATGGGGTCTGTGGGTAATCGTGAAATGTTGCATCAGGATTGCCAAAGGTAAGAGTGCCGTTTGTGGTCACAAAGACGTTCTCGTATTCCGTCTGTCCTAGCTTTAGCGTGAACGGCAGGTTGGCAGGATAAGCCGTGTCATCATGCCCGGTATAGGTGTAAGTGTTACAAACAACATCTGCCTTAGCAGGTGTTGCAAACATAAATGCTCCGACAAGTAGCGCAGTTAGGGCAACCCTGATGCGCTTCATTTATTTTTTGCCGTTGGCCTTACCGAATGAATCGTTAATTTCATCTTCGCTAAGTTTGCCGTCTGTGATGTAGGCACGAGCTAGACCCTCAAGCACGATAGCCACACCCAGAATTGCAGCCATACTTGCTGACTTCCACAACTCAACGCCGATGATAGAACCAGCACCGATTGTTCCCATAACGGATGCAACAACAACTGCAACCATGCGAGTAATTATGTCTTTGACTTGCTTGCGCTTCAATGTAACTCCAAAAGATTAAGCGCAGGGTGTTAGGACAAGTTTACTCTGTTGGTAGTGCAGGTGAGTTTGCAATCTGTTCTTCGTATGCTGCAAATTCTTCGTCAGTCATTTCGCGTACTAGATCATCTATTTGAATAAGTGGTTTGCTCATTTGTTATGTTCCATATCCGTAAACGTAAATTGTTCCACCAGTTAATGTTCCTGACGATGGAGTTAAAGTAAAATCGGTAAAAGATGTATTTGCATTGTGACGGCCAATAAATTTACCAGCATTAAGTGTTGCAATATAAGTTGATTCGATGTAAGTCTGTTTTGCAAGAAATGGATTTATAAGTTCAGCAGTAAATGGAATTGCATTTGTATCTGCTGATCCAGCAAATTGAAAGTTTGAGCCGCTACTTCCTGCTGGTGTTGCTGTTGTTCCAGCGTAGTTTGCATAATTCAAAACGCCTTGATAGTTGGTTGTTGCTGAACCAAGTTGCAACGAAATGGTAGATGTAGTGCTTGCAACTCCACCAGAAACAATGATCTTGTAATTTTCATAAGTTGCACTAAATGCGCTAGTTACGACAACAGATGAGACAGTTGTAAGAATCGTTTGTTTTTTAACTAACTGCAAACCTGACATTCCACGCCATTCAGCACCATCATAAGATTCGATCTGCTGTGAGTCTGTGCGATACGAAGTCATACCCTGAGATGGAGTAGGAATAGCTGACGAACGTGCAGCCGTACCACCAAAGACCATAACGGATTGCTCCATTAGGTAGGTGTTCACATCACTTGCAGTTAGTGTTTCACCTGCTGTGAATGTCTTTTTACCAGCACCAGCCATTGTTTTACTCCTGTGTTGTTTCTGTGTCTAAGTTTAGTGGTTATGCAGCCTGATAAGTTCCAGACAGCATAACAACATTTCCAGTTGCCCAAGTGAAAGGGGTAGTTGCTGTTATATCGTTGAAAGTTGTATAAGTTGCACTTGCAACGCTTGTGCCAACTTTCAAAGTCGTAGTTGAGTCATAACTTACTGCTGCAACATATCTAGTGCTACCTGTTACTAGATAACCTGCTGCGTTAATTACATTGCTAGTTTCAGCAGTTACAGGCAGGGACAAAACCATAATACTTCCTTTGGTCGTTGTGCTTCCAACTGTGAATAGTCCTCGCCAAAATACCGTTTTGCCTAACTGCGTGTATTGCGCATCCCAAGTTCCATTACCGTTAGCCCAGCCACCAGAAAGTGTTGGCGTGTATGACTGCCAACCAGCACCAGTGCCGTTAAGCAAATAACTTTCAATGGCTTCAATCGCATCATTAGCGTTTGCATGTTGCGTTGAGTGTGATGGCAGGTTGAGAGAATCGTTAGCCGTTGGATTAGTAAAGTTGTCCACGCTAGTTGGAAAGTTAGTCGGCATTGTTCACCTTAGAAAGCAAGTATGTATCCAAATTCTTCTGTTCCATCGTATCGCACCAAGTCATCATCATAACTACTGCCAATATCGTCATACAACGGCAAGGCTCCACCAAGTCTGCCATAGATCGGATCATCAAGAATAAGTGGGAAGTCTTGGACAGAACCAAAGTCAAAGGTGACTGAGTGAGTGTCAATCCCAATGTTGTGGCTAATGCCTGTGACTAAGCCGTATCGCTCAATGGCTTCGCCTATGCCGTTAGGGGTAAAGACAATCTTGATCACGTCTTGAATTTCTACGGCTAGAAGCTCTGCTTGGTCTGCTGTGTTCTTGTCGTGCAACTTGACCTGCAAGCTACTAAAGCGCAGTTCAGGCTGATCGTAGCGACCTAGCAAATAGTCAGCTAGAACTAGGGCATCTTCATCTGAGGTCAGTAGCAGACCGTCTAGGGATAAAGTCTGTACGCCAAATATGTCTTGGCTTGCAAAGTTATCTACTGCCTGTGGCGTTCCACTTTCACGGGTTACAACAACGCGATTGTAAAGGTTCTCTGATCCATAGATAACTTGAATGTCTGAGTAGCCCACGGATTCAGGCCGTTCATCGTCAGCAAAGATCAGGGTATCCACAAGCGGTGGAATGGTGATGCGGTCACGGAATGTAACCGCACCTGACTTAGACATGAACAATGCGCCGGGTTCTGTGGACTCAACTAATTGCAGGTATTGCAGAGCGTTAGTATTCTCTGGCACAGTATCGGCAACTAAAGTTTCTTGCCCTGCATCTATGTCGCGCTCACCAGCAGGCCACGCTACTTCTGGTCGGTTCAGGATTGCTTCAATACGTTCACCAGATAACTGTGACGTTGTGGTAAATGAGTCAATCTGTGTAGCTGACAACTGCAAGAAACCATCTATGCAACTGATCGAAGCGTAAGACTTGCCACCTAGTTGATAGGTCAAGTCCCAGTCATCTATGTAGCCTGTGAACTGGCGTATGCCGTTGCTCTCAATAACCACTTGCTTACGGGGCAGGATTTGTGAGAAGTAAGGGCTATCAGCGTAGAACGGGTCAAAGGTTCTATCGTCATTGTGCAAGGTTACAGATGCTTGCCCTGCTGTGAAGCGGTCTAGCTCGCGTGACTTGCCACGAGATATAGATACAGCAGCGACATAATTAGTAACATCAACCAGAACATCGCCACCCAGAACATACTGAGAATCAAGAACGCCACGAACGGGATCATTGAGCGCAAAGAACGAACCACCTGATGCGGTGAGATCAAACGCAATGTAAACCTTAGTTCCTGGATTAGACATTTACGCGCTCGCAAAGACCGGGCCACTAGCACGTTCATATCTCTTAATTGCATCTACAATCTCACGACCTATCACCGCGCCGTCTGCGCCCATACCTGCATTTACGGTTAGGTTGATTGTGTTTCCACCTGCTCTTGAACCTGAACCAACACTTGCCACGCCTGCTTCATTAGCAAAGGCAATCGTTGAATCTACGCCCAACCCAGACATTGTGCTTTGCAAGTTGCCAGACATTCCATCTATGCCCTTGATAAACCCTTGAACGGTATTTGCGCCCATCTCAGCAAAGACTTTAGATGGTGATGAAATACCTAAAACGTTTTTAATTACATCAACTAGATTTTCTTTAATCCACTTTTTGAACTTAGTCACAAAGTTACCAGCAGCAGTTGATAGTCCATCCCAGATGCCCTCAAGAATAGCTTTACCAAGACTTTGTGTGAACCTCAATAAGCCCGGTATGCCATCGGTAATAATCCAATGACCAATAACACCAATCAGTTTTGCAAGATTGACTAGCATTCCCGGAATAGATTTGATAACAAACTCTGCAAAGGCAATGGCCCATTGCACAAGATTAGAAACTAAAGTTGCGCCGTTGGCATCTATCCATTCAGTTAGACGATCACCGAGCTTAGACAAGTTGTGAAGCAAGTTAGATACAGCACCGGGAACCCAATCGCTGAAACCCTTTTGCCACGCTTTAAGTTTCTCTAGGAACTCAGGCAATGCTGCGGTAATCCTATTTGAAATCTTTACGATCAAGTCAGCAAATTGAAGTGCAAACTCTGGATAGACATTACCCATCCAGTCAGAGAATGCCATAACCCAACCCTGAAACTTTGCAGTTATTTCTGGGATTGCATCACCTATCTTGCCTAAGACAAATGCTTGAAATTCAACATACGCAGCAGCAAACTTAGGCAATGCTTCAATCAACCAATTTGCAAAAGCACCTGACCATTTAAGTAATTGTTCTTGAATCTTTGGCAATGCATCTCTAATTTTGTCTGATGCGGTTCTAGCGAAGTCTGCGATGTTGCCACCAATGTCACGCATCTTATCTGCAAAGGCTGTGAAGTCACCTCTGACTAATGAACTAATTGCATCAGCTAAATCAGCAAGAGTTGGCAAGAACGCCATTGCAATATTACGGGTTGCATCACTAACGCTGTCTTTCATCCGCGCCATAGAGCCAGCGAAACCCTTACCTGCTGCTTCTGCTGCTCCACCGAATTCTGTGTTCAATTCAGCAAGGATAAGTTTTTGCGCTCCCATAACATCACCAGAAGCAGCCATTGCTTTAATCTGATTTTTCTGTTCCTGAGTAAACGAAACTCCAGCACGACTTAAAGCAGTTATTCCCTTAATTGGATCATTTAACGCCTTACCAATTTGAATAGTCGCGCCTTGTAAATCGCTTCCAAGCGCACTAGACATATTCAAAGCTGCCTTAGCACCTTGATCAAATACATCGTTGCCTTTACCAATACCATTCTTGACTTTGGTAAACGTGGCTAATACGTTTTGGCTGTTAATGATTAAGGCTTCATCAACGCCTGACAAGGTTTCAAGATTAGAAGCTAGAGTCTGGATTCCCTTAACGCTTGTGTTCGCGGTGTTGCCTGTGGACTTTAAGACGGCTGCGGTTTTGTTTCCTAGAGTCTGATACTCAGATGCTGCTGCAACTGCGGAACTAACCGCGCCAGCTATGGCTGCGGATGCACCAGTTATCAAGTTACCTGTGAATACGCCAAGACCAGTTTTTAGAATGCTTGATTGACCAGATAAAGAATCGCCTAATTTTCTTCCGTCATTTTCTAAGTTCTTCATTGACTTAGTTAGGTTGGAAGTATCACCTGTGAATTTAACTTCAAATGATCTGCCTGAACTTATTGCCACCAAGACTCCTAAGTGGCAGAAGCACCTGCCATTAACTCTAGAAACTCACGGCGTATATCTGACCGTATTTCCTTTTGACTCATTCCATTGTACCTAGATAAGTCAATGTCCTTAAATTCTATTTCACATTTGGTGCATACCTTGGTGAGTGTGCATCTGCATTCCCAGTTGCTAGTTGTCCTTTGAGGATCACGCTTAGTTAGTGATACAGGCGGTCTATCTGAGTATCTAAATTCTGGGGCTTGCATGATCTCGCCGTATCCGCGCAAGGTTTCAAACTCTGCACCCGGTGCGTGTTGAGGTGCAAAGAAGATACGGGCTGGATCGCTAGTCTGTGGATCGCCAACAATGTCTAGGAACTCGTGCATCTGCTTCCAGACTGAGTACCACTCGTGACTAGGAACTGGATCGCAGAAAGGAATAACTATGTGCCAATGTTGCTCATCAAGGCTGTGGCTGTGTGTGGTGTAAATGATGTATTCATAGCCATCTAGTTTCTTTAAGGTGTCATCTAGGGCTTCGCCGTCTAGGTCAGCAACGAATGCGTTGATAGCAACTACGTTCTTGTTACCGCGAAAGCCGTTCTCAACGTAGGTCACAGGGCTGTATAGATGCCCCTTGTATTTGTCCTCACGTTCAGCGTGATGCGAGAGCAGGCTTACAAAGCTAGCCCAATCATCTGCGTATGGCTTTGGCCTGTTGTCCTTGACTGACCACCATTTAACTGCGTACATAGGTCAGACTCTAGCATTTGTTATACGGTCTGTCTACTACAAATGCTTGAGTTTATTTGTAATGGAATCAAGGGCATTTAGGTATTCTTTGCTAATATCCCCAGCCATTCGCTCAATAGTAGGCCAGAAGTAATAGCCCCTGTTACCGCCAAAGAAACTGGCTGATCTAGGTGGGAATTGCTTTAGCTTGTTAGAGCCAAATTCAGAGCCAAAGAATACGTCACCCCTAGTGACCTTTTTCTTGCGCTTTCTGTTAGGTCGGCTTTGAGATACGAAATTGGCAGAACCGTTTAATTTGATTACTGGCACACGGTCTGGTCTAGCTCTAAAGCCCTTTGCAGATTCGATTGCTTGCCGGCGATTAGGTGCGCTTGCTGCTGCTGATTGAACATTAGTCACAACCTGCCCAATCAACTTAACGGATGCTGCGCGAATCTCTTTATTAAACAATGGGTCAGCTGCTGCTGCACGTTTAAGAAACGGGTACAAACCTATAACTTGAATTTCAACAGATGCGCTACCAGCGCGACCACTTGCATACGGAGTCTTTGCCATTGCTATCCCTGACTATGTTTATGGCGCAGATACATTCCCATTGTATAAAGCATGCGTTCAGATTCTTCCATTAGAACTGATGGAGCAATACCAGTTTCAACGGATAGATAAGCCAAATACCAATGTTGGGATGAGTCACCCAACCCAGTTATTTTGGGTCTGTATCACTCGCTTCAATTTCATCTACTGTGTCGCACCATTCTTCAAACTCTAGTTTTGTTGTTTCTGTGCGTTTCAGGTAATGCCACGCAATCCAAAGAATGTCAGTTATGCGGAAATTACTTTCTAGCGATGTTACTGATTTAGTGAACTTATCTTCAAAGGCAACAAGGTCACGAGCAGTAGCCGTTACTTGGTGTTCTGTCTTGTCGTTAAAAGTTACGCGCAGGTTGATCTTCATACTAAGCAGACGTTCCGCGTGTGATTGTGCCTGATGTTGGCCATGTTACGGAAAGGGTTGCAATGTCACCAACGCTGGATGCAAACGGCGAGTAGCTGTTTACTAAGCAAGTTGCTGTGTAGCTTGGGTTGGTGGCAGTTACAGTTCCAGAAGTCGGAGCGATTACTACGGTAGCCAAAGTGTTTAGCAATGGGAATAGGGTGGCATCTACTGATGCTGCGCCAAAGTCTTGCATGAACGAAAGTGTTAATGAACCAGTCTTTAGACCACCAACACGGGTGCGGAATTCGCCACCGAATGCAGTTGTTTCTAGATCGTCTGACTCAATAGCAAGTTCCACGCTGTTTAAGTTTGTAGAAAAGTTGGTACCGTTTACGGTGACCTTGTAATCTGTGGCTGCAAATTTGGCCATTTTGTTATTGCTCCCTTAGTCTGCGAAGCAGAGAACTAGGAACTCTGCTGCTAAATAGTTTACTTCACCAACTGAGATCGTGGCATACGCTCTCATATCGGTAACTCTTAAATCATACACTTTCCCACCAAGTGTTTTATCTCGCTCAATAGCCAACTTGATACTGGATGCACCTGTGCTGGAACAGAAAGCATCTATGGCATTTTGGGCTGATCTTTCAGCTACGCGACCAACCAGAACCACTACTGTAAAGGTGTAGGTCTGCATCCCTCTTTGGAATGTGTCATCGTAGGAAATTGAGTCAGGCTGAACTATTGCAATAGGTGGACTTGGGTTGTCAGGCATAACGGCTGCTGTGCGTAGCCCGGTAATGCTTGCAAGGTTAGTGGCAATCCCTGTGCGGATTTCAGATAGTTGAGCCATTAGGCAAAGTTTCTCATACGGCGATACGGAGCTACCAACTGTGCAACGTCTGGGTCAATGTCCCTAGTTACAGAGATCGCGCCAAGATCGCCAAAGCCAGCTACGCCAAGAGGACTATCTAAACGCTTGAAGATACGGCTGGCCTGAATGATGCAAGCCTGTGTGATAGCGATAGGCACAGATGAATAACCAAAGACGGCTGTTAGTTTGACAAGTGCTTGACCTGATTCAACCGGGAATAGGTAATTTTCAACAGCGCGAATGCGTGTGTATGGAACTTGTAGACCATCTACGTTGCCGTTAAGTGGTTCTAGTTGGTAATCACCGACTGCCCAAGTTGTATCAAAGACACCATCACCAGCAGATGAACTTTGAAGCGTTAAGGCTGTACCTGAGATATCGTCAATCTGAGTAATGTAAGAATCGTCAGCTGCGTAGTAGCGCGTGGCTGTACCAGATGAATAGAAGTAACGGCCAGCGTGTCCGTCAATAGCTCGTGAAGCCGACTCAATAGCCATCTCTAATAGAGAATCATCTACTGCATCACTAATTCGTAATGCGGATTTAAGTTGCGCTAGTGTCGCATATCCGTTGCTGATCGCCAAAGTAACTCCTAAAGTCTTTACTATTCTACTTGCGTTCTGCCAATGCCCTACGAATTCCCTCACGCAAAGTAATCTGCGGAATGAAATACTGGTGCGATAAATGCGAATCACCAACGCGATACATAACCCCAGTAGGTGCTGAACGTATGTGATTAAACACGGGCTTGTAGCCTGCTTCCTCGCAGACCATTTCTGCTAGGTCATTAAAGCTAGTGGCAAAGCCTGAGCATAGATTGAACGTGCCTGTGTACCCAGTCTGAACGTGCCAGAGAACAGCCTGAACTATGTCCTCAATGTGGATGAAGTCACGCACCTGCTCGCCATCGCCCCAAATGTCAAACGGGTCTGCCTTGGCTAGAGCGCGGTCAATAAAACTAGGAAACGGATAATCAGCATCTTGATCTGATCCATAACCTGAGAACGGTCTAAAGACGAACACCTTGGAATCACTTACAAATTGCGCCAAGTATTCCCCAGTAAGTTTTGCCCAGCCATAAGTCAGGTCAGGATTCCTAACCGCATCTAGGTTTAGGTCATGCTCTGCTAGTCGGTTTCTATGGTGTCCAGTTTGCAGGTCTATTGGGTAAGCAGCCGAGCTAGAAAAGTAAACCGTATTTATGGGTTTTGTTTTCTGCACCCAATTAAAGAACTCAGCATCTATTGACAGGTCAGTTGCTACCGATAGTGGCTCACCCTCGATAGTTGCGCGACCACCAACGATGGCTGCTAGGTGAATCACTAGATCGAACTGATCTGTGTTGGTCTTAAAGAAGTCCCTGCAATCGTTGCCGTCTTTTAAGTCAATGCCTGTAATCTCACTATCTGGCAAAGCCTTTACAAAGTTACGGCCAACGAATCCTTTGTGACCTGTAATCAGTATCTTCATTACCAAGCCTTTACGTTCTCAACGTCATTACTAAATTCTGTGGCTAGGTATTCAGCAAAGATAGCCTGATCGCCGTTGTGCATTTCAGGGTTATTTACGGCTGCGTATCTATCGTCATGGGCTGCCTTGCCGTTTGTGTAGTGCATGTGTTCAATTACTACATCTGGCAAATAGTTCACATTCTCTAAAGCGTGACCCATTGCAAGCCAGTAGTTATCTAGGAACAAGTGCTTTAAGGCTGGCGGTGACATAAAGCCAGTAGCCCTAATGATCTTGCTAGACATTACTACGGCAGTTGGCAAATTCTCGCCTTGCAGTAAATCGTTTCCGTAAGCAATGCCCGGCTCTGTGCCAATAGCTTCTGCAAGTTTCGTGTCCCAACCACCTGTGCGCGGTAGGTGGTCATCACCCATAAAACAGATGTAGTCATAGTCAGGTGAGAACCATAAAGCCCAATGATTAAGAGTGCCGTTCATTCCCATACGGTTGGCAATGCAGACCTTGACGTTATCTAGTCCAGCAGTTTCTGCCATCAAGCCATTGTAGGTTTTAACATCATCTGCATCTATGGCAAAGACCACTTCTGTAAAGTCTGCCGTTGCGTTAATGGCTTCAAATAATCTAATGGCGTTATCGTTGCGCCCTCTTGTCGGAATGATTGTAAGCATTCTCATTGCTGCACCAGTTTCCAAAATGTATCGCCTGCCTTATCTACCATGTGGCGCAATGCATCTGCATCGTGCCAATCTTCAACGCTAGTAATTCCTACGTTCTCGTTCGTGTGAATCCTGCAACCTGAAAGCACCGCTTCCATTACTGCGCGACATTCTGACTCAAAGGCTAACGGCAAATGCACAAACCATTCCACCCTTGCCATTGCATCTAGCACTTGTTCACGCGGTACATCTGTAAGAGCTTTGAACTCGTAGCCTGCCTGAGCTGCCCAAGCGTGAGCGCGTAGCTGACCTTTTAAGGGGTGATTCCTAGCAGCCCACAATGCGTAAGGTTGTTTGTCCATGTGATCGTGACACTTGCTCGTGTCGAAATAACTTAGAACCTGCGCAGTCTTGCGTGGCTTACTCCAAGCCAATTCTCTGCGCATGTGCGCCGGGGTATGGGTTACGAATAAGCGAGAGCCACGAATCAAAGCATTAAGCCCTGCGCGTGGAGTTTGTAAGTGATGCACAAATACGAACGGGTCATACTCAGCCAGTCTGTATAACTGCGCATCTGTGAACGCATCTGTACCCGTAACTATGACTGAATCGAATTGGTGTATGTCGTGTGTATCGAATGTGTATGGGGTGACAATCTCAATCTCGTAGTCTAGAGGTGCTTGCAAGCGGTATTCGTAGTCTGACATTTCAGCCCCACCTGCGAACTGCCCCGTGAATAGCCCTTGCTGGCTCACAGGCGAACGCACAAGAACGCTCTGCGTATTCTCGGTGTGATGTGTGTACCAGCCGATTTTCACGCTCTACATCCGTTCTAGGGCTTTGGCTTCCAGCACCTTTAGTGCAGGCTTCCAATGCTCCTCAAACACGGTATCGGCGTTATACGCCTTGGCAAACTCTTGTGCCTTTTCTGATCTGCCACGACCACGCTGATACGCCTGCTCTAGGGCATCCACGATTGCAGGAACGCTAGGCATGTGGAACCAACTAGATTGCGGTGCATCCCAAAGCGGTTGGCCGTCAATTAGCCAGCCGTCACCTAGTAGCTCCGTTGAAGCTGCAAAGTCGCTAATGATTACAGGTGTGCCACAGGCTTGCGCTTCGACAGTAGGAATACCAAAGCCCTCGCCGTATGAAGTGGCAAGCAGAACATCCATCGCCGTATAGATCGTGGCTAGAGTCTGCTGGTCAATCCCGGTGCGGTAAACGTAAGGATCAACGAACTTAAACTTGTCCTCTGGCACTCCACAGGATTGAAGCAACTGCATCAGTTTGATTCCACCTAGTGCGCCCATCTGATCTGTGTGCAGATAAAGAACTACGTCATCGTGCATCTGAGCAAACATAGAGAACGCCAAGATGTTCTCACCAAATGCTTTGCGGTTAGGGCTTACGCCTTTGTTGGCTGCGTTCATACCGACAACAAACTTGTCCTCGCCAACTCCAATGTAATCTCTGCCGGTAGTTCCCTTATGGCGTTTCATTGGCTTAAAGACTGACTCGATGCCGTGTGGCACATAAAGGGATTCAATGCCTACGTTCTCAATCATTGTTTGCCCGTACTGGCTCATAGCAATAGGAGTTACAAAATCTTGTCGCAACCACTTGGTTACTTCTGGCGGTGCAGGGATGTGGTCAATGGGAACCCAACTAGCAACATTCCAGTCAGCCCATCTAGGGCCTTTAAATACCCATACGTCATAAAGAGTAAAAAGAATGTGACCCTGTTTAGGGTGGCGTGAAGTCCAATCGTGCATGTGAGCAGGTACTACGTCATTTGAGTAGAGGTCTGCGCCACGTTGATAAACGGGCATTCCGTTCCAGTCTGTGTTGCTTCCCTCTAGACCGTAGTTATTAAAGATCGCTACATTGTGACCCAGTTCTTTTAGTCGCTGAGTTACTTGTGCTGTTTGAGTTCCATAACCAGTTGCAGCCCAAGGTGCATTGCTATTCCAACCGATTGCTAATTGCTTTGACACAGGAGTTCCTTTATTCGCAGGTGCTTTGAACCTTACATTAAAACATGGTCAAATAAAAGCAGAACCCCACCAAGCCTGCGCTCTCGGTGGGGTTCCACGTTTTGGGGTTTCCTTATTAGGAAGCTGCACCTGCAAAGTACTTCACATGTGAAGTCTGGATGAGGTTGCCGTCAACCCGAAGGGTCGCTCTGAACGTAATTAAATCGTTTTGGAAGGCATAGTCATCCGAACGATCTAGGCGTAATCCACCAACGGTGCGAGCAAAGTAACTTGGCAAGTGACCAAAGATTACTGACTTCGCGCTTGTTGCTGGAGCTGCCATTGCTGGATTCTCGAAAATAGGATATCCAAGCAATAGATCACGAGCATCAGCAGATAGGGATGGGCTGAACAGGTACTGTCCGGCTGAATCCTTTAGCTTACGAACAGCAGCGATTGACTGTGCGTTCATCTGCCATCCTGTACCCGGTAGGGTGCGACCTGCGGTATCAACGCTGTAAACCAAGTCAATTAGGTTGTCAGCAGTGAATGCGCCTGTTACGCCAGTTCCACCAGTGATGCCTGAACCAGCAGCAGTTACGATGCCTGTTGGCTGAACTGTTCCTGTTCCAGTTGTTAGTGCGCCATTGACTGCGTAGCCAAGTGCGTTACCTGTTTGCTGTGCAAGGAATCCAAGAATGTCCACGCCTGCATCTTCAACCATTTCACGGCTGATCTGGGTTAGGAATGAATACTTGTATGCACCAAGGGTCTTGAATGCGTTGAATGTTGGATCGCTTTCACCAATAGCAGCAGCTTCTGAAGAAACAGTGCCAGTGCTGTACGCACTTAGTGACGGGATCTGCAAGTTTTCCCCACCAGCAGTATTAAGAATGGTGGATGTTTCTAGCATTGGGCCAACGTGACGAGCAAGCATGATTACCTGATCGTAGAAAGAGGTCGGTACTGGTGCGCCAGTTGAACCCTTTGTTACATCGCGCTTCTCGAACGAGTGGGAACGAATCTCACCACGAGCAAGGGAACGGATTAGGTCAGCTTCGTTGATTTCTGGAACAGATGCAACGGCTGGCTTTACTTGGGCTTCAAAGCCCTTCATTGCTTCTGCAGCACGTTCTTCACGCTCTGCTTGGGCTTTCATTGTTTCCATTACCTGTGAACGTGAATCAAGGTCAGCCATGATGCGGTCATAGGTTTGGTTTTCTTCTGCGGTTAGATCGCGCTTTTCAGCTGCTGCTGAGTCGAGAAGAGCCTTTGCTTCTTCCCAAGCCTTTGCACGAGCTTCCGCTTGCTGACGGATGTAGTCAGACATGTGGACTCCTAAAGTCTTAGATTGGATTGGGTCTTACAGGTTCTGCGTGGCTCCACGACAGTAGCGCACCTATGGCTCCACAGAATGCTTATCTAATTATGGCACAAATAAAAACAGACCCAGATGCTTCCCCACATCTGAGCCTGTTCTTTGAATTTAGATTAGAACGCTTTTAGCATTAGGTCAAGTTGTTTGCGCTTGATCTCTAGCATGTCTACTTCGCTTGGCTGGTCAGCGCGTAACTTCTGCACTACTTCGCTAATCAAATCAGCGTGGTTAGCATCTAGAGTTTCCCCGGCTTCTAGCTTTAGGATCGCATCGCTAAGAGCATCTACATCAACAGCAGTGCGCTGTGCCAAAATGTCCAAGGAACGAACAGATGCAGTTGTTGCTTCATAGGCTGGGAATCCAGTAACGATAGAAACTTCATGCAAACGAACCTGATGCAGTTCACGAGTTGCGCCATCGCTTGACCAAGCATCACCCTTTGGTGGAACGCTAAATCCAAATGACATGCTCGATACATCGCCACGCTTCATAAGAACCGATAGGTCGCGCCCTGCGCTTGTGTCTGGCAGTTCAGCCTGAGCAAGTAGACCGCGTGAATCCTCAGTTAGTTTAAGAGTTCCAGCGCGTGTAGAACCTAGAACAACGTCTGTGTTGTGGTTCATAAATAGCTTGATCTCATTGCGTGACTTCAAGGAACGCTTGAATGCACCCTCACGAATAACCTCAGTGAACGGTAGTGGCTCTGACGGGCTATTGAACACGGCTGCATAGCCAGTGAAACTCATGCCATCGCTAGATGCTTCCCCATTACGAACATCAAACTCAACGGTATTAACTCGGCGTTCTACATTGGTGGTCATTGACTGCCTTTCATCCTTGTTTAAGTTTAGCGCGATTGAACGCCATTTCTCATTTTGTAAATCATTAGCGGTACGTTCCCCACCCGGCTCCATGTCCTCAGCTATTGACACAGCAACCATCTGATCTATGGCATCTTGCTTTGTCGTGTGGCAACCAATAACTTCGCCATCGTCTTTAATAGTTGCCCAGCCTGAGCAACCCTCTGCGGTGTCTGTTATGAAATACGGCATTAGTCCTGCTTAACTACTAGCACTTGAATCTCTACTCCATTGGTATCGGATACAGCCCAAAGATCATCGCCGGGGCCAATCGTAATCATTGAAGTTTGCGTTGCAACTGCGTGGATTCCTGTGGTTGTTGTAACGTGAGAATTGCCGATGTAAATCTCGCTGTTTTGCGAATGTTCGTGATTGTGAATGCAAACGTGTTGGTTCATGCGATCAGGTGGGACTATCTGGCGCGGTGTGTTTGCAGTTAGTGTGAACTGCGCTGTTGATAGTGGCATTGAAATCCTTAAAGCAGTAGAAGCAGCTCTGCTTCATCCTCTAGTATTGACCATTCTACTTGCGCTTGAACGCTAATCGAGAATGCTGGGTTTAGTGCTGATGTTGTAGCCGTAATTGTTGCAGGAACTTTCACAGGTCGCGCTGGTGGTGTTTCTACGATTACTGGCGTTGGTGGCTGTGGTGCTGGCTCAACCTTTGGCTGGCGTAGCGGTGGTGCAGGGTAAGGGCGATTTGATCCGTATCCCGGTGCGACTGGCTCTGGTGGTGTTGGCGGTATAACAGTTGCAGTAGCGGTTGCTTCTAGCGTTCCTAGAGAAGCCATAAATACGGGTTTAACTATTGGCAGAGTATTTGCAGTTGAAGTTAGTGCGCCTAGCTCAGATGCAGCCGTTGCAATGTGCGTAACGGTTGCATTCACAGAGTTAGCAAGATCACCAAGCGAAGCATCTAAAACAGGCAAGACCTGTGGAATAGTTGTAGCTGTGGAATTCATAGACCCAAGTGATGCGGTAGATGAAGCCGTGTGGCTAACTGCTGAAATGCTTGAACTGGTCAATCCACCTAAAGCACCAGATGCAGAAACTACGACTACTGGCGTAGATGCAATGCTTGCGCTTAGACCATTAAGGCTTGCAGAACTTCTGGCTAACTGAGTCAGTGTGCCGTCATAAGTAGATACGGCTGAGTCATAAACTAAGTCATTTGCTGAATAGGCAGACTTGCCACCAATAACAGTTGAATCTAAAGCGCGTTGGTCTAAGACCATCTGCGCAAGTCGCGCTAAACGGTCAAGGTTTAATTCAAAGTTATTGAGTTCAGATGAACTCATGTCTTAGCTCACTAATGTCAGCGAAGTTGTAAATGAACCTGACGAAATTGTGTAAGTATCGCCTGCCGTGTATGGGTTACCTGTGATCGTTCCAGAGAATAAGAAACTGCCACCAGTCAAACCATCCCAAGCGGTGAAGAATGTTGCATCCTGTGAACCGCTAATGTTTGTCCAAGTTACGTCAGCATCAGAAGCGATAGAGCCAGCAGAAGCACCAGCAAATGAAACAGCCTTGCGAGTTGTTTCAGTAGCAGTATTGGCAGTGCCATCAACACCGGGATCGCCTATGTGTAGTTGCACATAAACGCTAGTCACGGCAAAAGCAGTGTTATTGCCTAAAGCATTTAGCAAGCTATTCGCTAAGTGTGCGCTCATTCCAGTAGCCATTAGCCCTCAACTCTTTCAGTAACAGTAACAATCTTGCCATCGTCATCACGCTCAACGGTGCGAATTATTGCGCGTTGCTGTGGTGCTTCAACGGTGATGTTAGGTGGTGCAACGTTGATAACGGCTGGCGGTACGTTTACAACCGTTTCAGGAATCTGAACGTTTACATCGTGTGTACGTTGTACGTCATAAACAGACTCCGGGTTTTCTGGGTCAATCTGTGAAATCGGTTGCAACTGTGTAGACGGAACGCCTGTGTGATTTATTGCAGGCAGATTTAGAGCAGCCAGAACGCCAGCAGGATCGAACCCAGAATAGATAAGTTTCTGAGCCATCGTAACGCGCTTGTCGGTTTCAACGAGTGAAGCAGCACCCAGATCCACGTTAGCCAAAGGAACACGATAAACGTCACCACCTGTAACAGGTCGCAAATCCTCGAATCTTCTAATGTCATTGACTGAAAGGAATCCTGCCTGTGAACCGATTGAGTAGCCATTCATTCTGGTAGCAAAGTCACCGCGTAGTAAGCCGTCTACATTGAAACGAATAAACGCGTTGTCAGGTAACAATGCGCTGTAAGCATCTTCAATCTTAGCGACATAAGGGCGCAAGGTATGAGTTACAAAGTTAATGTTGTTTTGTTCTACTGATGCGTAGGACATTGCACCCGGCGTAGTAATGCCGATCATGTGCGGTGGAACTCTAAAGATTCTTGCAATTTCCTCAATGGCTAACTTGCGACTATCTAGCATCTGGGCTTCGTCTGGGTTAATGCCAGTCTTTACAAACTTTGCGCCACCTGTAAGTAATCCAGTCTTGTGAGCCTTGCGGTAGCCATCGTGACGATTGCTAAAGCTATCAACCAGTTGCTTCGCTTGATCACTCTTTAAGTCTTGTGGGGTTTCAATGATGCCTTGAGTAGTTGCACCCTGACCAAAGAAACGAGAAGCAAAAGACTGCAACGCACTAGAAAGACCAAGGTTGTCTTTCATCTCTGTAACACGGGAAGTACCGCGTAGATCGCCAGCCTTGCGCAACTCTGTGATTTGTAGCATGTCGCGCTTGCTAACTGGAATCTCTTGATTATCGTCAATGATGTATTCGATCTCACGAGTACGAATGTTGCGCACAACCTGAACGCGGTTAGGCGCAATGCAAACTAGGTTCACTACATCGCCACGACCATCACGGAATACACGAACGAAAGCGTTGCCGTCTAGCAATAGAGAAATAAGAACTTGCTGATAATGCTCAGAACGCAATAGGTCTACGTCTGGTCTTTGCACCCAACTAGGTTGTGGGCGAAATGGTACGCGATCACCATCTACTCTGCGAAAGCAATCAACTGGAAGCGTTGAAATAGTGTCAGAGATCAAAAGCACACAAGCATAGAAAGCATTTATCTTCATTGCTTGTGTCTGATCTATGTTCGTTCCTGCTTCTGTTGTGAAAGCAAACGAATCGCCAGAACCCCAGATTGACTGGAAACTAATTGCGCGTTCCTCTTTATTACCGCCGGTCAAATTTCCAAGCATTACTTGCCTTTCTCAAATGCGATACCGACAAGCAAAATACTTACGCCAGCTGCGACTATTCCTAATGGCAGGATGAACAAACCTAGACCTATCGAGATTGTTGCTAGACCAACCACTTGCAGGATTGAGGGGATCACGCAAACTCCTAGAAGCTAAAGAACTGTGGCACAACGGGTTCTTCTCTTGAAACAGTTGCCCTATCAAATCCTATGATACTAGCAACGGCAGCATCTATCTTTCGCGGTGAACCTCTGTGTTCCTTCACGATTCTTGGGCCAAGTCTGTCAGTCTTAACCACAGCGTTTGATAGGTGTCTCGTAAGTAATGGGTTGCCGTCATGGGTTAGCTTGTTAGATACCACTGCATCATAGAATTTGGCACAGGCTGGAACCATACGAGCAGGTGAAGTGGAAGGCCATTCGACAATCGGGAATCCTGCTTCATCTAAGACTTGCATTGTGCGTTGCCAACGAAACGGGTCACACGCAATTTCTTTTACGTTATGTGTGCCACAGAATTCAATGATCGTATTCTCAACTTCAAGAATGTCTACGCGCCATTCATAATCATCTTCAGGCTGTTTTTCCCAAGCCTTGACCATAAAGACATAGGGCTGTTCTTCTACCGTTACGCCAATGATTACAGAAGCATCACCACTAAACGAACCGTCAAAGCCCAAGACAACTGGCACATCTGCGCCAATCTCACGCTTAACTTCTAGCTGTTCCCATGCACCGTTAGGTAGCCATGCGGTCTGACTGCTTACCCATTGGTTGCATCGCTTGGTTCTAAACTCTGCTTCTGGTGTTCGCTTAACCATTGCTTCAAAATCTTTAGGGTCGTTCAGATCACCAAAGGCAGGGTTGGCATCTTTCCAAGTCTGTTCTAAATGGTGGTCTGCTTCTGCCTGCGCTTCCCACCAAGCCATAAAGAATGTTGGATCGTCTATTTCTTTTTGAGCTACGCGCTTGCCGTACTGATACAGGCTGTATGCGATTGAGTCTTGACCGGATGAATCAGCCTTGACCCCGGCAGTAGTAACACCAATAAGCATTGGCTCACGTCTTGCACCCATACCAAGTTGCATTACGTCAAAGAGTTCGCGGTTTGGTGCTGCGTGAAGTTCGTCAAAGATAACCATTGTTGGCGATAAGCCTTCTTTAGTAAACGACTCACTTGAAAGAACGCGATACACAGAACCCGTTGCTGGTACTTCGATTGCATCCCGATAGACGTTGCACAGTTCTTCTAGTTCTGGTTCAGCCTGAATCATTTTCTTAGCATCACCAAAGACAATGCGAGCCTGCTCTTTATCAGCTGCACAGGAATAAACTTCACCACCAGCAGGCCCCATAATCAGCGACCACAAACCAATGCCAGAACCTAGTGCGCTCTTGCCGTTCTTGCGAGCCATACCAATAAGCGCGGTGCGGTGTCTAAACTTGCCATCAGTTCCAACAGCAAACAAATGCCTAAACAATTCGTGTTGCCAAGCGCGCAGTTGCATTTTGTCACCTGCATAACCAGCAACTGTTTCTTTAGTCTGAATAGCAAAGGTATCTATGAAGTCAGATACTTGTAAGCCACGCGATTTATTAAGCGCAGCTTTGTTCACAGGTGTAAGCCAAGTTGGTGGCCAAGATTCAATTTTGGCTGGCACGAGCCTTCAGTTCTTCTAACTTAGATGCGCGTTTAACTTCAGCTACGCCCAGTCTTGAACGGTCAGTTGGTGTAAAACCTAACAGCGACAAGTTAGCAACTAACTGACGGTCTAGATCGCGCAGGGCTTTTCTTTCGTCTGGTCTGTTGTTTTGCAAAACCTGAATGCGCAAGTTACGGCGTTCATCCAGTAGCTCGCAAGTCATAAGCAGAATCTCAATGTCAGTCAATGGACTTAACCAAGTTTGACCCATACCCCAGATGCGTTCCCAAAGTTCTGTGCCTGCACTACCTAGTGGGCGGTTAGGTTCTGGAATGTCGTAAGCAGAAGGCAACAACACAAGTTCTTTCTGATCTGGCAATGTTCGTTTGCCGGGGTTGCCAGTAAGTCTTTTCTGTTCAATCGGTTTTGGTGGTCTGCCACGCGGAGCCATAGTTATTCCTTAATTGAAGAACCGCAAGTTGGACAAACTTTATCCTCTTTGAATTTTAACGGTTCATCGCTCTGATCACCTAATGGTGGTTGCAATGACTCAAAACCTAACTGCTCAAGTTCCCAACCGTTTGCATCTAACTCAAGCAACTGATCAGCAAGAACCTTGTCATCCCATTCAGCAAGTTCTGCTGTGCGATTGTCAGCAAGTGCAAAGGCGCGTATCTGTTCCCACGACCAACCGACAGGAGTGCGAGCAATCACAATCTCAGTCCAACCTAAAGACTTTGCAGCTTCTACTGTGCCGTTGCCAGCAACAACGATTGAGTCAGGCGTTACGCAAATTGGTTTACGTTGCCCAAACTTTTCTAGTGAGTGAGCTATTGCCTGCAAGTTTTTGCCGTCATGCTTTCGTGCATTAGCCGGGTCAGGGGTCAAGCTGTTTATGTTTACAGTTTCAATGCGCAGTTCAGTCATGCAAACCAGTCTACGCAAAAACCGCGCAAACATTGAATTTTGAAAAATCGGGAATTTCGCGGAGCCGTACACCGTGC